ATGGACCGTACATGTAGCGCTATACACGGCACCCCCACAACCGTCCAGCAAGTCGAAAGGAGCCGACTTGGTCAGGACAGCACGAACGTTCTCCACCTGCTCGATCACCTCTACCGCACGACAGAGCTGCTCGTAGGCCCTGTCCTGAAGACCACCAGCCAGGAAGGCTTCAGCAGCAGCCACCCGACGAGCCAAGGTTGAATAGGCCAGGGCGTAGTCCGGTGGGACAATCTCCAGAGACTCGACGTTCACAGGATCACCCAATCATCGGACAGCAGGTCGGTCTGACTGGCGAGCCAAGGACAGCGTGCTCCTGGCGTGTTGGGAGCATCTTCTGGGTACTCGATGTAGAGGTAGGGGAGAGTCATCTTGGAGTTCTCGTCAGGCTCCTGGAGCTTGACCCTCAGGCCGTTTCCGTTCCAGCCCACTCGGGTGATGGCGTGGCCTCCCTTGGCAGCGTCCAGGGCATCGGAGAAGTCGAAGGTGCAGCTCATTGAGCCCTCCAGCCAGTCACCACAGCACGGGTGAAGGCCCGGTAGTCGTCCAGGACACCCAGGAACCAGTCCAGGATCGGATCGATCAGGCTGGCCAGGGGCAGCAGCAGGAACAGGGGAACGACCACCAACAGAAGCACAAGGCGACGGAGGTGGCGGTTCTTGATGCGGTTGATCATCAGTAGGAGGAGGTGAGGATGTACGACAACATGAACAGCAGACTTGGAGTTCAGCGATGCGTTGCTTCCAGAAGCTCAGTTTGGGCTCCTCCACTGGAGGCCAGACAGCTTTGGCCACATTGGGAAACTGATCCATGAAGATCTCCTTGATCTCTTGAGCGACCAGGCGGTGTTCCTTCTGGGTCTCAGGGCCAGTGCGGACCTCCAGGTAGTGAATCCACGACCGCACAGAACCAGTCATGAACAGCCGGGTGTTCTGGCACAGAGGGAGGACACGACGAGCACACTCCTTTGCGACACCCCAACCAATCAACTGCTTGTAGAGCCTCTGAGAACCATCAAGGTGATTCTGAATCAGCTCGTAGATTTCAGGTGAGTAGTCATGATCAAAGCTGTTCTGTCGGTTCTTGTGGTCTTGAAGTCTCAGCTCAGGCAGTGAATACCCAATCTCAGAAGCATCTGTGTACCTCTGTGAGAACTCCTGGAAGCTGAAGCTGCGATGTCGAAGGATCTGTGCAGCAATGTCCCTTTGAGTGAAGATCTCAACACCCATCGACACCATCTCAAACGGAGACCAGTGCTTGTGTTTGATCAGATAGCAAATTAGACGATCAGCTCGATCACTGTGAGGGTTGTGAGGACGTGCTTGGTAGACAATCAGATCTTCAGCATTGGGTGTGACGTGAGTGAGTGAGACAGAAGAAACCATGGTGGATAGTATCAGTCTTGATATAATGGTATGGAGTTTAGACTCCAGACTTAGCTAGCTGAGGTTTGATTGTTTGAAGTCTGATTGAGTCTAGCTAAGATTTAACTAACTTCTGTCTGTTTGGTTGTTAATCAACAGTCAGACGTGAGTTAAACAGTTAGGCGAGATTCGATGACATCTGTTGGTCGCTTCGCTCCTTACGGAGGGATGTCAATAGTATCTGTCTCCTAAGATTAAATTACTATTGGTGTCGTTGGTGGTTCTGTTGGTCGTTGTGGTTGGGGGACCGGCTTCATCGCTAGTCCCCCGTACAGGTTTTGGGTCCACCTCCCTCCCCCTGTATAGATCACTCATCGGTCAGACCCCTTGCTACGACTGTGGTCTCAGCGACGCACTTTGACCCAGGTTGTGGGCCCCTTCACCAGCCCTCTAGCCTTCCTGCGCTGGTCGAGGTCGAAGCCCAGAGCCAGGTGGTTGGTCGCTGACTTTGGGTCGTCCAGGAAGCTCTCCAGCATGTCGGACCACTCCTCCTGTCGCCTCTGCTTGACCATCTCGTTGGCTGAGATGCCCATGGCGTCAGTGAAGTATTGAACGCCCTGAGCGATGCAGTCGAGTCGGTCATCATGACGAACAGCGCCCTTTTCTCTACACATCCGGCTCATCTGGTAGAAGAGCATGTAGAGAACTCTCTCTTCTGGAGGGTAGTCTTGATTGGAGGCGTAGTCCCACTCCACTACCTTCTGGTCGAAGACGAGTCGGTGTTGATTCATCACCGGCTCCAGAGCATCGATGATCCGGTCTTCTTTCCTTACACTTGCCCTGGTCTCCTCGATTCCAATCTGTAGCTTGAGCTGGTTGATATGCTTCCTGAAGAGTTCGGCTACCGTACCGTCTCCAAAGTTAGTCTCAATCAGCAGCGTAGTTGCTTTGTAGCGCCGACACATCTTGAGGATGTCAAGAAGAGTCTTGTCGCTGTAGCCGTCCCTGGTGGCGTACATCTCGGGGACGTACAGGAAGCCGTTCCTCTGACCGATGATGGCGGCTGCAGTCTCGTCCTTTCCTCGGCCAGACGGGTCCACGGTGCAGATGACCTCCTGGTAGCGCTCCCACTGACCCTGGATGACCATGGGGCTGTAGAAGCGATCGCCTGGTAGGCCTACCGCCGGCAGCTCCTTCAGGACGTTCCTGGGGTCGGAGCACCACACCAGGGAGTCTGGAGCCAGCTCCGGGTTGACCGAGGTGATGATCAGGTCGCTGAACTTCAGTGGGAACTTCTCTGCGTCCGACAGCGAGGTGTCCAGCATGAACTGGAGCATGAAGTTGGAGCGGCCCATGGAGGCCTCCCGCTGCAGCAGCTCCTCGTTGTCGAATCGCAGTGGATCGGTCGGGGCCCAGGCCTCTGCACCCTGCTCGATGTCCTCCACCAGCTGGGGGGCTAGCAGGCCCTCGTAGCCGCTGAGCTTCTTGGGGTAGCGACCAGGCCACACGAAGGGCCGGTAGCCTCGCTCAGCCAGCTTCCGGTACACGGTGAAGGTGGTCTGGGGCGTGCCCAGGTAGATGATCCGGCTGGTCTCCTTGGGGGTCAGGACCGACTCAGCCTCAGTGCAGAGCTGCAGGAGCTTCTCCCGCTGCATCTCGGTCATCGAGTTGCCTGGCACCTCCACGTCGTCAAAGAGGATCAGGTCGCCACGACTACCGGTGATCTGGCCGGTGATGCCCACGGACTTGACGGAGGGGGCCTGGTGAGGCGCACACTTCACGTCGAAACTGATCCGTGACCAGCGAGCGGTGTCGTCTGTTGGCCTGAGCCAGTTCAGCCAGGGTGTCTCTATGATCAGCTTCTGTAGGAAGATCGACATGTTGTCGGCTCGTTCCTTTGAAGCTGAGATGATGACGATCTTGGCCTCAGGATCATTGAAGAGGATCCAGAGAATGAATGCACCAGTGATCCACGACTTCCCTACACCTCGGAACGCCTGGATCTGAATACGCTTCGGCCCGTGTTGGAGATAATCAGCGATGGCAAGCTGTGCTCTCGTCGGAGGGGGCAAACCAAGCTGCTGCCATACACAGGCAAGGAAGATCTTGAAGTCTTCCTTCATCAACGTGAGGCTATCTACCTCTCTGTTCTTTTGCATACAGAAAAGGGGCCCATTTCTGAGCCCCCGTAGCTATTAGTTCTCCTGCTTCTTGCGACGAATGCGCAGACGCTTTTCACCCTCTTCCTGGCTGACGTTGTACTCAGCAGGGGAGGCTTGAACGTTGTATCGTGCGGGGGAAGCCTTGCCGCTGTTGACTGCAGCGTCAGCGGAGGCCTGCTCGCGCTGCTTCATCTTCCCGAGCAGCCACTCGTCCTTCTGAATCAGGGGATTGTTGGTCCGGGAGGTTCCCCGGCCAGGGTTGAAGTCCTTCCACTCCCTGGTGCCGCTCGGTTGAGTCGCAGGAGCCGCTGATTGACGCCCAGCAGCCCCAGGAGCAGCCATTTGACCCCTTGCAGGTGTGCTACCACCGGACGAGCGCCGAGGCGCCTCGTAGGAGCTTCCAGAGGCCGCTGCGGGAGATGGCCGATCGGAGCCTTGACTCTGAGCCAGACGGAGCTGTCGAGTTGAGGTGGTCTGACTGCGCGTTGCCGACTGCTTCGTCAGCCGATCCGGCACTGCAGGACCGACTCGACCCTTGGT